GTCGTCGGGTGGCGGCCCGCACGTCGCCTTCTACCTGGCGACGGGTGTCATCCAGACGCAGCCAGCCCCTGCGGGGGCGGGCTACGGTCGGTGGAAGATCCGCGCCTACCTCCGAATGACGAAGGGGTCTGGCTCCTACTACGGCGGCTCCGGCGTGCAGGCGGTCCGGGGCAACAACGCAGAGAAGGGTCGCTACTCGGCAGACCCGTTCCTGCCGTCCGGCACCACCAGCTGGACCAAGGGGCCGTTCGACTTCTGGGTGAATGCCAACTCCAGCGGCTACTGGGCGGGCACTTCCACGTCGTACCCGCTGTCGATGCACCTGTCGTACGGGAACGTCTCTCAGGTCGTCAACGCAAGCATCACCCTGTCCCGGCTGGCAACCACGCCCGGGCGGCCAGTCGCGCCGATCTTCCGGTCCGCCACTGCACGCTCGATCGAGTTCCAGATCACGGCGCCGTCGAACGGCGGTCTCCCGATCCGGGACTACACCATGCAGGTCGCGACGGATGCGAACTTCACGAACATCGTGAAGTCCTGGGTCAGCGGTGCCTCGATCCAGACGGCGACAGGTCTGGACCCGTCGACCTCGTACCGCATCCGCTATCGCGCGCGCAACGACGCCGGCTATTCCGCGTGGAGCCCGACCGCCACCATGGCGACGACGGCGTTCTCTCCGCCGACGCTCGCCGTCACCCCTGCGATCACGGGCGCCGGCGCCGTGGTGAACGTCACGCCGACAGGGAACACGGAAGTCGACAGCTTCGACATCCAGTACGAATACCTCTCGCCGGCGCCGATCCCGTCACCGGCGACGGTGACCGCGACGAGCCCCACCTCTCCAGTGACCATCGCGGGGCTCAAGCCTGGCGCCACCTACCGCTGGCGCGCACGCTCGCGCAGCGGGGAGTTCGTCACCTCGTACTCCAGCTGGGTCACGGTCGCGCAGCCGAAGCCGTCGACCAGCCCCGGCGACTACTTCGATGGATCGTCCACGCCTACCGACGACCAGACGTTCTCCTGGACGGGGACCGCGGGACTGTCGACGTCGGTGGCGAAGGGGGTCACCCCTCGTGGCTGGTCTATCCAGGGCGCCGGTGGCATCCGCGCCGTGACGCAGCGCGTCTCCGGTGGGTTTGCCGGCGCCTATTCCGCCCAGGTTGTCGTGACCGGGGATGCCGGCGCGCAGGGCACGGCGATGGGGATCGGGTATGTCACCGAGACCCACATGCCCGTGGAGCCCGGGGAGATCTACTACGGTTCCATGTACGTCATGCCCAGCCGGCCGATGCGGCTGGCTTTCGAGCTGAGGTGGGTGGCTGCGGGCGGGAGCGGGGCGGGGGCATCTGCCGGCGATGCCGTTATCGCACAGCCGGGCCAGTGGACGCGACTCGTCGCATCAGGGCAGGCGCCGCCTGCCGCCAGCCGCGTCACGCTCGTCACCGTCGATCGAGGCGACGCGAGCTACCCACTGCTCACCACTGGCGACTCGCTCCGGCTCGACGCCGCAATGCTCACCATGGGAGACCTGTACCCCTACTTCGATGGCGCGACGACCGATGGCGACGGATTCGCGTACCGCTGGACAGGGACGGCGCACCTCTCGACGAGCATCCGCGAGATCGCGGAGACCTCGACGACGAACGTCCTCACTGACCCGGATTGCCCGCCGATTCCGGTGGCCCCCGCGCCGCCGGCGATCGAGTCGACCTGCATCGAGGAGACGGGGATCTGGCGCCGCTACTGGGTCTCGATCCCCCCGGTGGAGGTCGCGTCCTGGCGCAAGATGGTGCCCACCCTGGAGCTGCGTTCGGGGCTATTCGCCGCGCGCCAGATTCGCATCCGCGTGCACCCCAACCCGTTCGGCTACGACCCGGCCACGCTCGACACCGACAACTGGTGCGCCGAGCAGATCATCTCGTACATGCCGTCTGGCACGATCCTGACGCTCGATGGGCTGATGCAGCGCACGTGGGCCGAGGTGCAGGGCGGCGAGCCGATCGCCGCCGACCACCTGCTCTACGGCACTGGCGGCGTGCCGGCGACCTGGCCGGAGCTCAGCTGCGGCAGCGGCTACGTCCTCTCGCTCGACGTCCCTCTGGATGCGCCAGAATCGAACCTGGACATTGACGTGAGCCTGACGGCTCGGGAGTAGGGGGCGACGTGGCGAAGGGGCAGTACGGCGGGCAGTGTGTCGAGAGGCATACGGCGTTCATCACCGACCGGGGTGGGATGACCCGCATCGGTCAGCTGGTGGACATCTCCCGCATCCAGTGGACTCGGGATCGCGACGGAGTTTCCACAGCCTCTGTGGACATCCGGGGGGCCGCGTGCAGCGCGCAGCGTGATCTCATCTCCAAGATCTCATCGAAGCGGCACGAGCTCGTGATCTTCCGCGGTTCTGACCGAGTGTGGGAGGGGCCGATCTTCCGGGTCGGCGACGAGGCCGACAAGGTCGTCATCGCGGCGAAGGACGTCCTCGCCTACCTGGGCGGGACGGCCCTTTCGCGCGTCTGGGACAACAGCTACAACGGCGGCGGTGTGACCGAGATGACCACCCGCTTCGGCGAGATTATCGAGTGGGAGTTGACGCACTCCCGCACAGGTCGCGCCCTCGGCGGCGCGACGGTCACAATCCCGGCCTGGGAGTCCCTCGACCCGCCGACCAACATCCTCCCGTTCCTGCAGATCCACAACTTCCCGAACGAGGCACGCACGTCGGCGAAGACCCTCCCGTTCGAGATGACCGTGCTCGAGCACCTGGCGAGCGCGGCGCGCACGGGAGGGATCGACTACGCCGCGATCGGTCGCGCGATCCACATCTGGGACACCTCGCGGCACATCCACCGCACGCGCACGCTCACGGAGGCCGACTTCCATGGCCCGATCATCGTCACCGAGTACGGCGCCGACCACACCCAGATCGCCTACTCGGTCGGGCAGGGGGGCTTGTACGGCGAGGCAGTGAACACTGCGCACATGGACTTCTATGGCCCATGGGCGACGGTCTACACCCCCTACAACGAGGCGGGGACCGAGGGCCCGGATCAGGCGGCACTGACCAGTCAGGCCGCCCGCAACACCTCCGGCCGCTCCCCCGTGCCCGTCGAGGTGCGAGTCCCCGATAACTCCTCGATCCGGCTCAGCCACGACCTGAGCATCCAGGACCTCATCCCCGGCGCGCAGATCCCGCTGCTTGCTACGCTGAACGCACGAGCGCGGAACCAGAACCAGAAGCTGGACCACCTCACCGTCACCGAAGATGCCAGCGGCGAGACGGTCCAGGTCACGCTCACCCCGGCCACCCGGCCGGACTCTGACGAGGAACAGGAGTAGACATGCCCGGTTGCAACTGCCCAGGACAGTCCTGCGGGTGCGCGTTTCAGGCGGGCCCTGGCCTGAGCCTGTCGGGCACCGGCTCGGCGAACAACCCGTATTCGATCAGGCTTGAGAGCCGCGCGATCGTCATCGACCAGGCGTCCGCGGGGCCCTTGGACCTCTCCCCGTACGTCGGGGATGTGGCGATCACAGTGAACCTGCGCGCTAGCGTGACCGAGATCATCCTGCCGAGCGCCCCCGGCACCCGCATCGACCTCTTCCTGGTCCTCGCGGTCGCTGGGCGCACTGTCGCTTTCCCCTCCTCGATTCGCTGGGCATCCGGCTCCTCGCCCGCCCTCCCCACCGTCGTTGGCAAGGCCCTGTGGGCGCAGCTGCGCCAGACAGCTGACTTCTGGGCCGGTATCCACCTGTCCTCCACGCTGTAATGACCGACTCGTCTCGCCGCACTGCCGTCGGCAACGCCCAGGATGTCGAGCTGCGCCTGGTCGCTGTCGAGCGGCGCCTTGCCATGCTCGGGATCTCGGGCGGCGGGGACGTGCCGCTCGCCTCGAAGACCGAGGCAGGCAAGATCCAGCTGGCGTCCGAGGATGACCTGACCTTCGGCGCCGATCCGAAGAACGACACCCGAGCGACCACGCCCGCTGTCGTGCACGCCGGGCTACTGAACCACATCGCCGCGCGTCACGGCTACGCACGCTATGTCGGCGACGCCACCGGCTCGAACGACCTGAACACCGTGTGGCAGACCGGCTTCTACAGCGTGACCGCCGGCGCCGCGAACCTCCCGCCGGTGATCAGCTCGGCGAACCGCCACGCCATCGTCCATGTCGCCATCGGCAAGGACATCGGCGGCGCCGGAGAGCAGGCCGGCGGGTTGCAGTTGGCCTGGGAGATTGACGTGGCAAGCAACGCCCCGGTCGCATCATGGATGCGGTTCGGGGTCGGCAGCTACTGGGGGAGCTGGAAGACCCTGGCTGCATCCGACTGGGCTGACCTATCCGGCAAGCCCCTCACGTTTCCCCCGTCCGCGCACACGCACACTCCGGGCGAGATCCTCAACCTCGGGGATGCGATCGGCGACGAGATCGCCGCGCGCATTGTAGCCGCGACGGATACCCAGTCGGGCCTAGTGGAACTCGCCACGAACGCCGAGACCCAGGCGGGAACGGATTCCTCGCGCGCCGTCACTCCCGCGGGCCTCGCCAGCCGCACAGCCACCACTTCGCGCACCGGGATAGTGGAGCTCGCCACGAACGCGGAGGCGCAATCGGGTACGGCTTCCTCGTGCGCCATCACCCCGGCTGCACTGCGGGCCGAGTCGACGACGGCTGCGACTGCGAACCGCCTGATCCGCCGAGACGCCAACGGCCGAGCGAAGGTCGCCGACCCAGCCGCAGATGACGACGTCGCCACGAAGCTCTATGTCGACCAGCTGATCGCCGCGAGCGCAGTGCCCCTCCCTGACCCGATGTACGCCCCGGGCGCGGCGTCGTATCTCGTCACCGCTGCAGCCTCGTCCTGGGTGGACATTGGCGACCAGGGCGCGCGAATCACCTACACTCCTCCGACGCCCCTGGTCGTCGACGTGCATCTGTCGGCCATCTGCAAGGCATCCAGTGGGTACACCATGATCGGCGTTGACATCTCCGGCGGCGTCACCCTGGCAGTGGACGCCATTCCGGGCGGCGGCTCCTTCTCCGGCGCGACCCCATTCACCTCGTCGGCCGTCGACACTGGCATCACCATCCTGCCCAAGCGCGTTCTACTGCCCGCCGGCGTCGCGACCACTTTCTCTGTCTGGACGCGACGCAACGTCAGCTCGGGCACGCACTCCACGAACTACCCCGTCCTCTCCGTGCTGCCCGTCGAATGGAGGCCCTGATGGACCAGCAGGCATACGAGCTGATCTACTCGAAGCTGATCGAAGCTGGCTTCTCGGAGGACTCCTCCGCCGAGCTCGCGAATCACATGGCCCTGCACTTCCCTGAGCACTCACGAGCGCTCATGGGGATGCCACCCGCTTTGTAGAATTGCGGCCATGAATGCGTGGGAGTGGTTCACAGAGAGCGCCTCTGTCAACCAGGTCGTGAACGTCCTCGGCCTGGGGGCTCTCGCGATCCTCTTCGCACGCGACCTGATCATCACGAAGGGCCAGCACCTTCGCCGCGTCCAGGACATCCACGATGCGTACGAGAAGCGCATCGCCGACCTGCTCGCCCACCACAGCAGGGAGATCGCCGAGAAGGATGCTCGGCTACAGGACTCCCGCGAATCCCGCGACGGCTATAAGGAGGCGACGAGGGTCGAGCGCGAGCGCGCCGACAAGGCGACAGCCTCGCTCGCCGAAGTGGCCGGCGCACTGCGGGACAACAACCACATCCTGCAGGCCCTGAACAGGGCCATCCCGCCGTCGCCTCATCACCACGAGGGGACCGTGAGATGAACGACAGTAAGCGCGACGTCGATCGAGACACAGACCGCATCGAGATCATCGCGAGCCAGCAGGCTGTCGATGCTGCGAATGAAGCCTCCACTCAGACCGAGGAGCTTCTCATCTCCCTGCACGAGGCCAGCAGGGAGATCCGCCTGGCTGTGCGGGAGAACGGATACCTTGCCCGATTCCGATCCATGCTGAGAGGTGCATAGCCCGATGTTCCCCCTTGATCCCAGCGACGTTGTCCTGCTGCTCGATTTCGCCCTCGCCCTTTTCCTCGCCCTGTACTTCGCGGTCGGCCACCCCCGAACCTGGTATCGCGACCGCCTCGGGTGGGTCATCTTCGGCTACGCCGTGGCGACCGTGGCCCTGCTCGGACTGATCGTCTACGGCATCGTCTTCAGTCAGCGCGTGCACGAGGCGCTGCGCCTGATGGTGAGTTCGGCGCTGGCGATCGCCCTGATCAGCAAGATCCGCGCGGTGTACTCTGAGCGTCGGATGGGCAGGGTGGGATCGCCCACCTATGCCGCTGTCGAAAGGAACATCATGTCCACTCAGAACTCCCAGGGTGAGGATGCCGTGAAGAAGGCGACCGAGATCTGGTACAAGGCTCAGCGCGTTCTGCGCACGATCGTGCAGACCGCGATCCCCGCCTTCCTGACCTTCGCGCTCGTCCTCCCGCAGATCATCGAGGCGCTCGGCCTGCCGGTGGACTCGGAGCTGCGCCTGTGGCTGCTCGGCGCTGCCGCGATCGTGACGGCCGTCGCCGGCGCGATCAGCCGGGTCATGGCGATCCCCGCCGTGAATGCCTGGCTGACGAAGATCGGTCTCGGATCCGTGCCGAAGGACGCGATCTACGTCTCGCCTGCGACCCAGTCGGTGCACGTGAAGACTGACCCGAAGCTGGTGCCCCGTGGCTGACCTGCAGTCCCACCTCGCCACCCTGTCTGGGGAGCAGCGGCAGCAGGTGCTCGAGACGCTGACGTCCTTCAAGGACGCCGGCGTCTCGGCGCCTCTGCTGGATGCCGGCGTGGACGGCGACGGCGACGGGCGCAACGACTACTTCGGGCTCGACGAGCAGGGCAACCTGATCATGGTCACGGGCGCCGAGGGCGACAGAGACGACTATGACCTCGGCGATGTCGAGATCGTCGAGGAGACAGAGGGGGTGGGCGACGGTGGCTAAGCTGCCCTCGGTCGGACCCGACCCATACGACTACGCGAACCACTCCGGCGTCGACTTCCTCCGCGGCCCATCCTGGCTCGGCAAGGCGTTCTATGCCTCCGGCCCGGGGCGCGTGGTGCGACTGTCGAAGAACGCCGCCGGCGGGTGCTGGATCGTGGTCAAGTACGACGCCATCCCGTACGAGGTCGGCTACGCGCACATGCGCAGCCACAATGGCTGCCCTCGCCCCGGCACCCGCGTGAACCTCGGCACCCGCCTGGGCTACGTCGGCGACCTGGGCGCGAGGGTCACCGGTCCGCACGTGCACAAGGAGATCATCGGGCGCGCGACCTCGGCGGCGGTGTGGGAGTATTTCGACCGCAACCGCTGGGCGGGTGGCGGCTCGACGGCAGGCACGGGAGGCTCGATGTCGGCAACGCAGCGCCAGGTTGTGGCGGCTGGAGCGAACGGGCGCAAGAGCCCGTCGACGAAGGCGGCCAAGACCCAGTTCCTCGACCCGGGGACGATCGGCAACTTCGACGGCTGGATCCGCGGTGAGTCCGTGGAGGGCAACAACATCTGGTTCCGCGGCGAGTATTCGGGCGACTGGTTCTGGTCGGGCGGCTTCACCTCGAAGTCGACCTCCGGCCTGAAGGACCTGAACCCGGTGTCGCCACAGCCGCCGACGATCGGCCCTCGTCAGCGCAAGGCGGTGGATGCTGGCGCGAACGGGCGCCGTGAGCGCTCGACGAGCTCTCCGGTGATCTCCACGCTCGGCCCGAACGCGGTGGGTGACTTCGACGGCTGGGCGCGCGGCCAGTCGGTCGAGGGCCTGGACATCTGGTTCCACGGCGCCCACTCGGGCGCATGGTTCTGGGCGGGCGGCTTCACTGACCGCGGCACGCACGACCTGACGGACATGAACGGCGCCGCCCCGGAGCCAGCTCCGTCGAAGCCGGTCCTCCCGGCGCGCGTGGCGCGCGATGTCACCTACCCGGATGCGGTGCGCGCATGGACGCCGCCGTACGCTCACCGGATCAAGGACGGCCAGCTGAACACCCGCCCGGGCGGGAAGGTGACGGGGGTCGCCCTGCACCACACCGGCTCGACGGCGGATCAGGAGGCTTTCTTCACGTCGCAGAACGACCGGGTCTCGTGCCCGAACCTGTATGTGAACGAGTCGGCTGAGCTGATCGAGCTGGTGCCGTATCACCTGCAGCCGTCCTCGACGGGCGGGGCGAACGACTACACGGTGGCGATCGAGGTGGAGAACATCTCGGGAGGCCCGGAGTGGGGGATCTCCGAGGCGCAGCGCGTGGCTGTGGCTCGTTTCCTGGCGTGGCTGTCGAAGCAGTCTTCGCTGGGTGGGATTCCCGTGTCGGTGCCGCTGAACCGCCAGGCGATCCTCGGGCACAACGAGTTCTCGACGACCACGAACGGCACGCTGTGCCCGGGGCCGTCGATGAACGTGGACCACATCGTGGAGCTGGCTCGCGGTTTCGCGGAGCCGCCGTCGCCGGTGGAGCCGGGGCCGGACATGGTGTCGGTGCCTCGTGCTGAGCTTGAGGAGATGCGAGCTCGGCTGGATGGCTGGCTGTCGCGAGGCGGCGGAACGTCCAGCATGGCCGCCGGCGCCCGGTCCGCGAGCAGATGATCAGCATCGGCTTGGCGTTGGGTGCTGTGGTGGGTGGCGTGCTCGTCGTGATCGCGGCGCTGACCCGGTAGCCCTTGAATGCAGAAAGCCCCCACCCTGTTCCGGGTGGGGGCTTTCTTGCGCCTATGAGGCGTCGGCGTCGTCGGAGGTGTAGTAGTCGAGGTCTGCGAGGAGGTCGCGGGTGACCGCCTCGATGCGCTCGGGGCGTCCGTCTCGGTCGGCGGCGGACTGTCGACGGGTGCGGTCGGCTGCGGTCATGAGCCACCAACCTCGCGGTCTGTGTCCACGTCGGACGGGTCGGGCATGTCGCCCTCTGTCTCCCACGAGCGGTTCTGCACGTCGCTCTGAATCGCGTACAGCGCCGCATCCACGTCGCTCCATGTGCCGGATGCCCCGAAGCCGATCTCCTCGAAGTCGTCCGAGTCGTCGTCGGCCCGAAGGATCGTGTACTCGATGCGGTAATCGCTCATCGTTCGCTCCCGTTCTCGCGGTTGGTGGCCTTGGCGTCGATCGCAGCACGCAGCGCGTCGAGCGCGCACTGCGCGTGGAAGTCCCACTCGACACGCATCTCCCGTGCCCGCTTCTCGTCCTCCCGCGTCCGCGACATTCCCGAACGGTTGAGGTCAGGCCAGCGGAACCAGACCCGCTTCGTCCGCTCTGTCACCCGGTTCGCTATGTAGCCGTGGGACAGCGAAGCGGTGTCCATCGGGTGCGTGCCCTCCGGGATTTCCTCGTCACAGAGGTCACACACCGTCATGCGCGTCAGCTTCTGCCTGGTCTGCTGGCTCATCGTTCGCTCCCGTTCTCGCGGTCTGGTGCGTGGTGCGGGTACCTCGGCTTGCCGCACACCGCGCATCGCACGACGTAGGGCGAAACGATGACTTCCTCGAAGTCGTGGCTCCCGTTCTCGCGGTCTGGATGCTCGATGCGCGTCCACGCGGGACTCCCCGCAACGCGCTCATAAACACGCCCGCAGGAGTCGCACTGCCAGATCGTCCCGACCCCGGTGGTGAGATAGAACGGCGGGATACACAGGCAGAACTTCTGCGCGGGCGGCATCGGGACATGTCTCAAGATCCCCATCACTTGCCCCCGTCCCCTCGGCTGGTCAGATC